CCCATATATTTTAGACCTTTACCCCTTTTAAGCAAAGTCGATTCATTAGCTTGGAGCCGTAGGCCAGACCACGTCTTCTAGCGCGGTCACATGCTCGTAGTCGGCAGGCAAGTCTCTCAGCTTCTGGCGATACATCTGCCACTCACTACGCTTTTCGGCGGTCAGTGGCGAGTCAGGTACTTGAGTCCAGTCGCACCCTGCGAGAAATTCATCCCGCATTTCCCGTATAGCCAAACCAATGTTGACAATGACTTCATCTGCAACTAGAACGCCGTCAACGACGCGATGATCGCCCATCCCTGAGGGATGTCCGTCGATATACGACTCACCCTCTCGCAAATTGATTTCTACTTCAGAGTCGCTGTAAGTGCCAAAAACCCGCACCACCCCAGAAGCAGTGTTATAAATTGCTTTCATGTGTTTTTCGCGATCCTAAACACGCGGATAAACAAGTTTCCGAAACCGTTTTGACCACTCGGGTTGTTGTTAACGAAAACCTTGTAGCCATAGAGCGTGATTCTGACGTATTTGTTCGCCGTAAGTGCAATGTCTCCATAACTAAACATAGTTGCCAAGATATGGTTTATACCGGAATAAGAGTTCGTATGGAGGTGGTAGCGACTTGTCCATGTGCTGTTGTTTGGACTGTCTTCTATCTCGGCAACAATGGCGCAAGCGCCTCCTGAGGCGGAAGAGCCTATCACTACTCCGCCAAAGTCTAATTGATAGTCGCCAGTCTCTTTAATTTTATCCTTGTGAATGGTCGTTTGCATAAGCTGTGGCAACGTCGTAGGACCACTGTAATACGGAGTGCTCGCAGTGAACTGAGCAAATGTGGGATGGTAGGAGACAAAGCCTGATACAAAAGCATTGGCTGCTGCCACAAAAGGTTGATTGGCAAAATGTATCGTACCTACTGCGTCGTTAGACAGATTCTCAACTTTAATGCCATTAGAACCGTTACTAGTGACGAGTTGCAGTTGATCGCTGCCGTCTACAGATAGGAAGTTACTGTCGATACTAAGTCTGGAGGTTGCTATTTTCCCCGAGCTTATTTTTCCGGCATCAAGGCTAGCGATCTTGGCGTTGTCGATAGCCGCGTTACCGATCTTCGCGTTCACGATAGATCCGTTCTTGATGAATGCGTCTGTTACATAAACGCCAGAGGGCACCGTTACTCCGTTGAGCGTGGTTGAGCTTGCCTGCACTGCAAATGGAACCGAAGCGGCTGTGGTATTAGAACCGCCTCGCATAATCGCAAAGCGATCTGCGTTGACGATGAATTCGCTTACGATATTGCCCGCAGCGGTCGTTGTACTCGCCAAGCCGTACCCAGCTACCGCGCCGTTGTTGTCGATCTTTACGGTGTACTGAGCTTCTAGTCCGTTAATACTGGTCGCTTGAGTGCTGATCGATGTGGTGTTGCCCGACACAGTGGTAGTCAACGAAGTTACGTCGCTTGCTATAGCTGTATCCGCACTCGCTCTAGTTGTTTGCTCGGACGTAAGTTGAGCGGAAGTAGCAGCATTACCAGCGGTAGTTTCTACAGCGCCCATGCGTGTCAGCAGACTGTTGCCGCTGTAACTAGATGAGAATCCGGTAAAGGTTTCGAGCGGATCGATTTTCGCAATTGGAGTAGACAGAGATGACGCCAACTCACTTGTAGTGATTGCATTAGCCAAAGTGGTTACTAGGAAGTTTACATCAGGTGCAGTCTGACCCTGCGTTCCTGTGCTGCTGTTGAACGGACCAGTTACATCGTTTTGATTAACAGCCCGAACCCAATAGTAAAAGGTTTGACCAGAGCCGACAGCATCTGCAAATACGCCGGTAAAACCTGACACTTGAGCCACCATCGTCGCTGACGAAATAGAATCAGATGTGTGACGCCATACCTGCACAGCACTGTGTCCACGGTACAGAGAAAGGTCCCACGTCAGGATGATGTTTTGGAATGCTCCGCTAGCTTGCAGATTGGTCGGTGCTGGCGGGATCAGTAGACTAGGAATCTCGTTAACGATTACGATGCTAGATGAATTGCCATTGAAGTTAGTAATTCCTGATGCTAACCGAACAATTCCTGCATCAATCAAATCTCTAAACGTGACCGCACGGTCGAGCTTGTCTCCCCTCAAACCTTGAAGCGTGTCGAGGTTCTGCTTTATAGACTCGCCGAATCTCCGGTCTTGTTGAGACCAGCCGGAGGGTACGTTAGCGTTTGACCTGCTATTGGTCACTTAACTCCTCCGCTGATTCGTAAATACAAACCTCGTTAATGGGTAATGATCCAGAAAGCTCTACTTCAAACTCATTTGCCTTGTAGCCGCTTGGCAACCTAAACAAATTGCTATCCGTCACGTTTTGCGTGTGCTTTAGAGAGCCATCTGCAAACAGCTTTAACGTCATCTGCTGGCTGTCAGTAACGGTAATCACGTTGCCCATCCCGTTCCCATGAATGGTGCAATAGTACCTAAGAGAATCAGGCGCATTGGCTGGCACCTCAAACACCACACTTGCCCCAGCTTGCCCTGGCGTCCCGTTAGCAGTCACTCCGGAGCTATAGCTGTTGCCAGACGCATCTTTGAACCTCAGAGGGTGATTGCTGTTCGTGTTGTCGCTTTGATCGAAGGTGTAAGTCACCCCCCTTTGCAAGCTCAAAGCGGCTGCTGGTGATCCGCCGTTGAGTACATATTTGTTACCGCCGCTATTAACGACTGTGACGACAAATGTCTGAGCGGAAACCGAAACCGGATACGAATCGGCATTAACTTTGGCAACGCCAGGATTAATAGGTCGCTGGGTATAGAACTGCTTTGTTCGCCAAGTAAACGAAAGGTTAGATCCTTGAGCAAACTTGAATAACGATCCACCTACAACAAGATAAAGCTCGTCGTTCTCAAGATCGTTAAAGCCTGCCGTCGCGTAGAAATCTAGTTTGGTGTATGAATTTTTTCCGCCGCGAGGATCGAAGATAAACCCTTTGCTCTCGGTGCCGTCATTGTAGAAGCCAAGGTAATGGCCTTCGTATTGGAAAGCTACAATGGTCGATGGCACTAATGCCTGCCACTGGTCTCTGCTGAGGATTGGCTCAGTCACTAAATTCAGACCAGAGTCAGTAGCCATTACAAGACCATCAGGGCTCGCGTATAAAACAAACTCGCCCATATCAACGACAGATCGCTTGCTCACACAGGATAGTGTCGAATCGACCTCAGTCATGGTCATAGACTCAGGGTCCAGACCTTGAATCACGGCAGGCTTTTCCTTTGTCAAAACCAGCAATCCATTGCTCAACGGGGCTAGCGCAACCACATCGCTTTTCATCGTAAGCCTGTACGAGGTAGGAAATGCATGTGGTTGGAACGCTTCACTAAACGCCACAGTTTGACCTGAGAACCCTGCCAAGATTCCATTAGGCATACTAACCAGTCCTAGCAAAGGCCCGTCTGGGTGATCAGCAGACACGTCATCTGCTGGCGCGTCGAAGCTGGAGGTGGGTATTTCTTCGCCAAGGTTTATGTTCGAGGTTGATCCTGATGCCGCATCAGAGAATCCCGTTGCGTTGATACTGATATCAGCCACAAATCTAAACGTGCCGTCAGCATCTGTCCTATAAACACGTTTAGTTACGAGATTGTGATTGCCTGTTGGATTATTAGGGAAAACACCCGTCACGCCCTGATCGCTAAAAACATCAACAACCTGAGAGGTTAATGCTAGGCAGGGCGGGCCTTCCTCCCCGAAAGCGCTTACATAAGTAAATATGTAGCTTCGCGACTCAGCGGTTTCTGTTCCCGACACAGATGACGATCCAGTAACGGTGACAGAAGTAAGGGAATCTGGCGTAGGTATGCCTAACTTGTAGTACGTCCCGTTGCCCACGATCGCCGCCGTGGTCATTCTAGGATAACCGCTAGACCCGCCAATGCCTGAAACGTACAAGCGCTCATGCTGATCTTCTGCAATCGGGGAGCGGATGATGTCTATGTCTTCGTCGCTCCCGATAAATATAGAAGACGAATACCTAAATATCGTCTTGGTGGCTCCGGATATGTTGTAAGACGCTACTGGAGTTATAGATGCGCTTGCGTTGCCCTTCCACGGCTCTAGACGACCAGAGTCTAGGCGAGTATTGGTCGCAACTTGAGCCATATCGTTTGGCAACAATCGAGAGAATATCTTAGGGGCTTTGCCGCCAAATGTTTGGAGCTTGAACCCAGTCATTTCCCAACACCTTTGACACGCTCGTAGCTTCTTCCGCCCGCCAACCCCAACATTCCAAGAAGGACAGGCATCATTACGCCCGCATCTGCTTGAGGGATGACGATGCCGAAACCGGCGCATAACGGCGAAACGAGGAAATTCACGAAGAGCCCCAGTACGCAGCAATAGCCGGCTAAGGGTCTCCACGACGATTGAAACCAATTTCCTTGGGCGTCAAGCTTTAAAACCTCAATCTGCTGCAAGGCTATTTCCTGCCCATGCTTTTCGGACATGGTCGCGATCTCGTGGGCGAGAGCAGCCTTCTGATCAGCGTCAGGGATGAACTTATCTAGAAGACCTGTGACGGGCCCGATTAACTGACCTACTAAAGACACATCAATTCTCCTTTCGAGATTTCATCACGCACTTAAATTAACCCTTTGAGTTGACCCCAGTGGTTGCACCTCAATCTTGTTGCCGTCTTTGGTGTACATAACCGGCATGATCGTCTCTACGGCTTCGCGTACAGTTTCGCCTTCCGCGCCAGTTCGGAGCCGTTCCTGTTTTTGCACTGCGACTTGCTTCCAGCTTACTTGGGCTGTGCTATTGACAGAACCAACGTCCATCACCAAGGCTTACCGTGGGTCAATTGTGGTTCTTCTTTAGACCTTTCAATTTTTGCGGCGATGTTTGCCTCGATCTGATCAGCGTCTACGTTAGCCTTGACCCACCCCACAACCACGGCCTCATCTAAGCTATCAAAAGCTATGTATCCCGAACTTGATGGATCAGGCGTTAGTGAGCATGCACCGTATTTGCTACTTGAGTGCTCACCTTGACCATCCGAAGCTCTCCAGTGCGCCACAACAACGCCGCCATTAGGGTCACTTTCTAAATCTGCTATAGACCACGTTACAGCCATTTTATTGCTCCAGCGCCGCAAGGCGGTTTGTTAAAGATTCAATTAGGGCTTGTTGCTCTTGCATAGCCTTCACCATCGTGGGAATCATGTCGCCCATTTTTATGGCCTTGCAGTCCGTTATTGTGTTATGCCTCGAAACGTCGATTAGATCCGGCAAAACAGGTTCGACCTCTTGTGCAACAAAACCAGCTACGTTCTTTTGGCCGCTGCCTTCGCCGTCTTTGAAATCAAAACGCCTCGGCTGCAATGCCATTATTTGCGTCAGGCCGGTTTCTAGATCGACTATGTTTTCTTTTACTCTCACATCTGAAATCGACGAGATGGAAGTAGAAGATGAGCTAATTACACCCGTACCTTTAACTTCAAAAACGTAGCTACCATTGGTGCGGACGTTCAGGGGGTATTGACTAGTATTACTAGTCCACGTCGTTTCGTATCCATTCCTGAACATGCAGCCGCTTGTGTCTAAATTAGCAGACGATTTTCCAATCAAAACATATTCGCTAGAGCTTGCCCTGATTATCCTCATTGCTTCTTCGTCTTGGACTGCGAAAATCATTTGGTCGTGAGGAGAATTTCCGAAAGGCGAAGTCACCTCGATGTAAGTATATATGTTGGCAAAGCTGCCTGTTAATTTGGTGCTGCGGAAATCTAGTCTTGCTGTGTCTCCGTTGGTTTCTCCCATGATCAGCGTCATGCCGTTGGAACCAGAGCCGCCAACAACCAAGTTATTAGCGTCATTGCTGCTGAAGTCGCCGGGATTCGTAAGCGTGACCCCGATCTTTTCATTGCTGTCGATTGTCATGGCGGTGGCATTCGCACTGGACACGATTCCTGCGGTGCCGCCGCCAGAGCTTGCGTCCTCCCACGCAACGCCAGACCCCGTACTTGTCAGCACCTGCCCGTCAGTGCCTTGAGCGCCAGAAATTTTAAAATTGCTTGCGTCCGCAATGCCCGATAGGTAGAGGTCTTTGAAGCGGTGAGAAGATAAGCCCAAATTAATAGCTCCATCTCTAGCTGCGCCAGCTGTACCTCTAGGAATTATTGCATCAGAACCACCTGCAAATAACAATGTTGTATCATCGTTTCCAATATACAAGTCACCAC